ATATACAGGTGCTTCTGCTGGTTATTCTCTGAGAAATTTAAAATCTACAACAACTAATGTTGTAAAAATCCGTAGAAGTAGCGATAATGCCGAGCAAGATTTTACAGCAGCGCAAATTACTGATGGCACATTATTAGCTTTTACAGGTACAGGTTTAACCAACGATGGATTTGTAACGATTTGGTATGATCAATCTGGAAATGGAAACAATGCAACACAAACTACTGCAAATTTACAGCCTAAACTAGTTTCTGCTGGTGTGGTTATAACCGATAACGGAAAACCATCAATTCAATTCGATTCATCTGGATTGTTGCATTTTAATATGACTACAGCGCTTAGTAATATTAGGTCAGTTTTCTATACTTTAAACCCAGAAATAAACGGCATAACTTGGCAGCAATTTATGTTGGGTTCAACGACATATGTCGATTATCATGCCGGTCCATCGCAACAATGGTTGTATTCAGCAGGCAACCCACAAGTAACTGGAGGCGATAACAAGATAAATGGCGTTACTACAGACCTGGAAAACACAACAAGAGCATTAAATCAAACTCTTCTATCTATGATTCACACTTCTTCAACTGGTAGGGCTGATAGTATTTCAAAAGATAGGGCTATTACAGGCAGGGGTTGGCTAGGTAAAATGCAAGAACTTGTTATTTATTCAACTGATGAGTCTTCAAATCAAGTGGGAATCAGAAATAACATTAACGCGCATTACTCAATTTATACACCATGATAGAACAAGTAAACGGATACAAATACACCACAGAGGCAGATGCGATAGCAGCCCGAAAACAATGCGCTGACCATTACGGTCTTCCAAAAACACCAGAAGACATAACTCTTTACTGGGTTAATTATATCGAAGCAGATTTAGATACACCCGTATTTTGGTATATTATGTTTACTGATAGCATTAGAGTCATATTAGGTGCCCCAACAGACTTTTATGTTACCCAACCAGACATAACATAGAGATTAATAAATAAAAATGTATAAATTAACTCCTGAAATATTTAAGCAAATTAAGGATAGTGGGAAACCCACCATCCGGATAACTTACGAAGAATTAAAAAATGCTAAATTTTTAGATGGAGAAGCTGTTAAAAAACATTCATTAAATAATAAAAAGTAATATTTGAGTTAAAATTAAAATTTGGAGGGGCTAATGCCCCTTCTTATCTTCATATTTATTATCACAAGATAAACGAACAAACCTTAAATGGCTGAAAATAGAAAATTTTCCAGTAGACGAGATACACCAGGACAATCAGTTTTCAAACAAGATTTGTTCTTACTAAGTGTCCCTACAGGTTCTATAGATAATGCAGGAACTGATAGAGTTTTAGCTACTAATAAAGATGGCCGTGTGGTTTCTGTTATTGGTGGTAGTGGTGGTGGTGGAGGTTCAAATGGAACATCAGGTTCTTCTGGAGGAAGCGTAACATCAGGTACATCAGGAACTGCAGGAACTGCAGGTTTAAGCAAAACTTCAGGTTCAACGGGGGCAGCAGGTACTTCAGGTTCAACTGGGAATTCTACATCTTCAGGATCTTCAGGATCGGCCGGTGCCGGAGGTATATCAAACACTTCAGGTACAACAGGGACATCAGGTACTTCAGGTACAGCTGGTACAAGTGGTTCAACTGGAACTTCAGGCACAGTAGGTGCTGATGGTACAAGTGGTAGATCAGGTACATCCGGTACTTCAGGAGGTTCACATGGTACTTCAGGTACAGCAGGTACTTCAGGAACTGCAGGTTCAGGAGGAACAACAGGTACTTCAGGTATTGCAGGTACCTCAGGCTCAAGTAAGACTTCAGGAACTTCAGGTTCAACAGGTACTTCAGGTACAGTAGGCGCTTCAGGCACTTCAGGAGAATCAGGTACAGCCGGAACATCAGGTACTTCAGGTACAACTGGTACAAGCGGTTCAACAGGTACTTCAGGTATTGCAGGAGCAGCAGGCTCAAGTAAGACTTCAGGTACTTCAGGCTCAACTGGATCTTCAGGTTCAAATGGTGCAAATGGTACTTCAGGAGAATCAGGTACAGCCGGAATATCAGGTACAGCGGGTTCAACAGGCTCTTCAGGCCTTTCAGGAACCTCAGGTTCAACAGGAACAACAGGTATAGCAGGAGCTTCGGGTTTAAGTAAAACATCAGGCACTTCAGGTTCGACTGGATCCTCAGGTTCAAATGGTGCAAATGGTACTTCAGGAGAATCAGGTACTTCAGGTTTATCAGGTACTTCAGGTATAGCAGGTACTTCAGGTATAGCAGGTACATCCGGTATCTCTGGTACAGCAGGTTCAACAGGTACTTCAGGTATAGGTGGTAATTCAGGTGGTTCAAATACTTCAGGTACTACGGGTACTGCAGGTACTTCAGGGGCATCTAATACTGCAGGATCTTCAATTCAAGGCTCAAATGGTACTTCAGGCTCAGGTTCCCCAGGTACTTCAGGTACAAGTGGTGCTGCCGGGGTAGTAGGTACCTCAGGTACTAGTGGTGCTGCAGGGGTAGTAGGTACTTCAGGTACAAGTGGTGCCGGAGGCGGTACCACTCATACGTTTAACCCTGCATTCAATAGTCCTGCAACTAATGGGTTTTTAGATCCAGAAGTTCCAGATAATACTGGATTATTTGCTGCCGGTTGGGTAGTAGTTAATATTGGGGGTACAGATTATTGGATGCCTGCTTGGACTCAGTAATAGGTTATAATTTGGATATGTAAATATTAGTTATTATAATATGTTATATTGTTAAAATTAGTTTATGAAAAAATTGCTTTGCATTGCCCCTCACTTATCTACAGGAGGGCTACCCCAATATCTTACTAAAAAAGTAGAATTAATAAAAGATGAAATTGAAGTATATTTAATTGAATGGGATAATTTAACGGGTGGTGTTCTAGTTGTTCAAAAGGATCGATTACAAAATATGATCCCCCCTGAACGATTTTTTATTTTAGGTGAAGATAAAACTGAACTTTTCGATATTATCGATCAAATCCAACCCGACATAATTCATCTAGAAGAAATTCCTGAATATTTTATGGATTTTGAGATTGCTAAAAGATTATATAATCAAGATAGATCTTATTCTTTAATAGAAACATCCCACGATTCATCAATGGATACTAATAATAAAACATTCTTACCAGATAAGTTTATTTTTGTATCAGAATGGCAGAAAAAACAATATAAAAATATTAACGTACCTCAAGAGGTAATTTATTATCCAATTGAGTATAAAGAACGCCCAAATAGAGAAGAAGCATTAAGTGCTTTAGGTTTAGATCCTAATAAAAAACATGTTTTACACGTTGGGTTATTTACACCTAGAAAAAATCAAGCAGAGTTTTTTGAATACGCTAAAATGCTTCCTGATGTTCAATTTCACAGTGTTGGTAATCAAGCAGATAATTTTAGACATTATTGGGAGCCATTAATGGCTGACAAACCTACCAATGTAACTTGGTGGAATGAACGTAGTGATGTGGATAACTTTTATAAGGCGATGGACTTATTTCTATTTACTTCTCGTGGAACTAACACGGATAAAGAAACAATGCCTCTAGTAATTCGTGAAGCTATTTCATGGAATATGAACCTACTCATTTATAATCTTCCAGTATATTTAGATTATTTTGATACATTTGATAGTGTAGATTATTTAAATACCGAAGATAAAAATCAAAACAAGGATATAATCTCTTCAGTTTTAGATTTATCAGATTTTAAATATGAAAAACCTTTAAACATTGATCCTAAAGAGGAAGCATTTATCATTTCTACCTACCCTAATACTAAAGCTGTAATTGATACAACTATAGAGTGTATTAAAGCTGTTAAAGCTACAGGGCGTAAAGTTATCCTAACATCCCACATACCAATACCAGAAGAATTAGATAAATTAGCAGATTACTCAATTAATGATAATCATAATATTTTAACTAAACATACCTTTTATACAAATTCATGGATGTCTACAAATGAGATGAAAGCTCACATTAATTTAACAGGTGAAGATAATGATGTATATCATGGTCCTACTTGTTATACAAATTATTATAATGGGTGTGCTTTAGCTGAGGGTTTAGGTATTGAAAAGGTATATTTTCTTAATTATGACTACATCTTAAAAGATGAATCTTATGTAAATAAAATTAGTTCTATCCTTAATACTAAAGATGCATTTTTTGGAGAAGATCAAGCATTAGAGGGTAAACAAATAACAACTTGGTTTTTAGGTATTCGTCCTGAATTTTTTTTACAAAAACCTAAAATTGACAATGCCCAACAGTATGATGAGTTAATGTCTAAGTGGGGAGCTGAATCTAATGGTTTAGAAAATCTTATGTATCATGGATTTAAAAATGAATCAAATGTTTACTGGGAAGAAAGAGAAAAATTTCAATCTAAATGTGGTGAAACATTTACCCATAAGGATTATTCACGTATAGAATATTTTACAATCCTACCAAGTGATATCCCATACCACTTTACTCCATTTGTACAAATTTCAAATAGTAATGATAGCCGTTTATTAAAATACACTTTAGAAAAAAATGGGGTAATTACAAATACCGCAGAATTTCAAATCACTAGCAAATTTCACGTATATGATATTGTAAAATTTACTGAAGGAGATATATTTAAAGTTACTTGGGATACTTATGATTTAGCTACCAATGTTCAATTAGATTCTAAAACAGTAATAGTTGATGATGATTATAGAAATAACCAAATATTTAAAAATGGTTTATTTGAATGGTTTGGGGATAGATCCCAATATGAAATAAAACCTAAAATTAAACTAATGCATTTAGTTACAGAACCGGATACAAATGAAAAAGAAATCCGTTCTTCCGAAAATGTAAAAGAATTTTGCCAATTAACAGGTATTAAATATGAACAACGCATAAATAAAATCTGGACAGAACTACCACCAAAAGATAATTGCAATAGACCAGATGATGTTCAAGACAAACCCGGACATTATAAATTAGCCCCAGGACATTATGGTTGTTATAAAGCCCATACAGATGCACTATTAGCTGAAGATAATAAGGATTATGATTATATCTTAATTTTTGAAGGTGATGTAATTGTAGATTCTCCGTTTAGTGAATTAAAACAATCATTAGATCGTTTTAGTAGGTTAGCAAAAGAAAATAATCAAGATATTATTGGATTTGGAAACCCATTTAATAATCGTAACTTAAATGGACCTAAAATTGAAGATCTTTACACAGATATAACACCATTTATTCCAGCTCAATCATATTTAATTAATAATAATAAAATTAATTATATTCAGAATAAAATCAATAATACTCCTTGGGATGCTTTTGATATGTGGGTGTGTAATGTGGCTCAATTAAAAGTAGGTACCGCAGAAAAAATTTATACTAAACACCTACCAGGTTTTAGTATTATAGAACAAGAATTTAAAGGAATGGATAATAATAGCCCTGAAATATACGCAACATTATGAAAATAGTTCACATTGACCCGGCATGTGGTTTAGATATACCTCCTAAAAATTGGGGAGCAATAGAAAAAATTATATGGGAGTTTGAAGAAAACCAAAGAAAATTAGGTCATGAGTCTACTCATAAACTGGCGGGTCATATTAAACCTGGTGAGTTTGATATAGTTCACTGTCATGTAGCTAATTTAGCAATAGATTTAAAAAATAGAGGCATTCCATATATCTACCAATTGCATGATCACCATGTAAAATACTATGGTAAAGAATCATCAACATTTAAAGAAAATTTAGAAGCAATTGAAGGTTCATTAATTTCATTAATGCCCGCGAAATGGTTAGTAGATTATTTTAATCACCCAAAGTGCATATATTTTGCACATGGGGTTAATACTAATGGTTTTTATCCTGAAAGTACTCCTAAATTAGTACCTAAAGAACCAAAATTATTAATGGTTGCTAATAATGGTATGGGTGGTAAAAATGGACACGATAGGAAGGGATTTTCATATGGTGTTGGTTTAGCTATGTTACGTAACTTACCACTTACTATTGTAGGTCCTAAAAATAATCAAAATTGGATAAATGAAAATTTATGGGTTTTAAATTATCCAAAATTAAAATTTATTTGGGAACCTAGTAATGCTGATTTAAGGCAAGTTTATTTAGACCACGATATATTTCTCCATCCTTCAGAGTTGGAAGCTGGACATCCTAATCTTACATTATTAGAAGCAGCAGCGTGTGGTTTACCTATTATTGGTTGGATTGAAATGGAAACTGATTTCTTTGGAATGTGGAGATCTCCACGTAATATATTTGATATGGAAAGGGGTTTAGATGATATTTTAAATAATTGGGGTAAATACATAAAAGACTCAACTAAAACTGGTATTGATTTTAGTTGGGAAAATAGAACAATAGAATTACTTAAAATATATAATCAAGTGTTATGAAACAAGAATTAATTAATACATACAACTCCATCAAAAACCTTAACTTACCCATTAAGATACCTTCTAATACTTTTAATATTAATTTTATTGAAGGGGCATTTGTAGAAATCTTAGGTAAACAAGATAAACAATATAAAGTTACAATAAAGAATTTAGATACTAATGAAATTGTCCATGATACTGTTATTAGTAATAATATGTGGACTAGAACTAATGTAAAATACTTTGTTTGTTGGGAAATAAAAATTTATGAATTATCTACTAATGAGTTAGTATTTGAACATCAATATAATCCTGAAGGTAAGAGAGTTTACATTCATTTAGATTCAAATGCTATTGGTGACACATTAGCATGGTTTCCGTATGTTGAAGAATTTAGAAAAAAATGGAACTGCCATGTTATAGTTTCTACATTTAAAAATAAATGGTTTGAAACAAAATACCCAGAAATAGAATTTTCTACCCCTGGTGAATCAGTTCCAGATTTATATGCTATGTATGGTGTTGGGTGGTTTTACAATGATGATAAAACATTTAACTCACAAAGAATACCTTGTGATTTTAAACCAATCCCCTTACAAGAAGCATCAACCAAAATTTTGGGTTTAGATTATAAAGAAGTAAAACCAATTTTAGATTTTCAAGATACAGGTCGCCCAATAGAAGAAAAATATGTTGTAATTGCTCCACATGCTTCGGCACATGCTAAGTATTGGAACCATCCCGGGGGCTGGCAGAAAATAATTGATACTTTAAATGTAAAAGGTTATAAAGTAATGATGATTACTCAAGAACCCTTAAATGATGAGTGGCATGATTCAAAACTAGGGGGTACTTTATTAAATGTAATTAATGAAACGGGTGACTTTCCAATTGAAACTAGAATGAACCAAATTAAACATGCTGAAGCCTTTATAGGTGTAGGTAGTGGGTTATCTTGGTTAGCTTGGGCTATAAATACCCCAGTAGTATTAATTTCAGGCTTTAGTGAATCTTATACTGAATTTAAAGACTGTGAAAGAGTATCAACACCTGAAGGTAATTGTACTGGATGTTTCAATCGTGAGTGGTTAAATCCTGGAGATTGGGAATGGTGTCCTGATCATAAAGATACATTACTACATTTTGAATGTACTAAATCTATAAAACCCTCTCAAGTTTTAAAATCAATCCAAAATGTGTTACATTTTTAACCAAATGTGTCATATGTATTGCGGAATAAAATTAAATGAACTATTATACTAGTTTGAATTTTGATAAAAAGTATAATATTTATAACAAAACATATTTATAATCTACAATAAAATGGCAGAAACATTATTATCACCAGGTGTATTAGCTAGAGAGAACGATCTTTCAGCAATAACCGCTCAACCAATTCAAGCAGGCGCTGCAATCATAGGCCCAACAGTTAAAGGCCCAGTTGGAATTCCAACTTTAGTAACCTCATATAGTGAGTATACTCAGGCATTTGGAACAACTTTTATGAGTGCAAGTTTACAACAAGAATTTTTAACTTCAAACTCTGCTTACAACTACTTTAATAATGGTGGAACTACACTATTAGTAACTAGAGTTGTATCTGGATCATTTACAAGTGCAACTTCAACAAATATTTCAGGTAGTGGGGTAGCAGTAGCAACTTCATTTACATTAAAAACATTTGGTGAAGGTGCTATTATGAATAGTTCAGGTTCAGAAGTAAATGGTGCTTTAGTTTCAGGTTCAAATGATAATTTAAGATGGGAAATTCCTCAATTTAGCACATCTTCAGGTACGTTTACATTATTAGTTAGACGAGGTAGTGATACTACAGACCAAAAAACAGTATTAGAATCATTTACTAACTTATCATTAGACCCAACAGCACCAAATTATATTTCAAAAGTAATAGGTGATAGTTACAAAACAGTTAACACTAGTGATACAACACCATACGTTCAAGATAATGGTACTTATCCTAACAGATCAAGATATATATATGTTTCAGCAGTAAATGCTAAAACTTCCCAATATTTTGATAATAATGGAGATTTTAAATCAGAATATACATCATCACTACCAGCAGTAGCAAGTGGTTCATTTGAAGGCGCAACAGGTCAAGTTTATTTTGAAACATCCGGAGCTGCATTTAATGAAAAAATTACCACTTCTGCGAATATTCAAGGTTTAAATAATACTAATTATACTACTTCAATTGATTTACTATCAAATCAAGATGAATATATATTTAACTCAATTACAGTACCTGGTATTATGATTGAAACAGCACCTGCTACAACTACCAAATTAATTAATATGGTACAAGAAAGAGGAGATGCAATCGCAATTGTAGATGCTTCAACATATGGTGCTACAATTAGTTCCATGACAGCCGAAGCTCAATCATACAATTCCAGTTATGCTGCAGTTTATGCCCCATGGTTACAAACGACAAGTCCAGAAACAGGAGAATTAGTATGGGTTCCAGCTTCAACAATGATTCCAGGAGTTTATGCTTATAATGATAGAGTAGGAGAAGCATGGTTTGCACCTGCAGGTTTGAATAGAGGTGGATTAGCTACAGTAGTACGTCCTGAAAGAAAATTCTCACAATCAAACAGAGATGTATTATACCAAGGTAAAGTAAATCCAATAGCTTCATTCCCAGGATCCGGTACAGTAGTATTTGGACAAAAAACATTACAAACAAAAGCAAGCGCTTTAGATAGAGTAAATGTTAGAAGATTATTAATTCAACTTAAATCTTACATTTCACAAGTTGCAGATAATTTAGTATTTGAACAAAATACTATTGCTACTAGAAATGCATTTTTAAGTCAAGTTAACCCATATTTAGAATCAGTACAACAAAGACAAGGTTTGTATGCTTTTAAAGTAATTATGGATTCTTCAAATAATACTGCGGATGTAATTGATAGAAACCAATTAATTGGTCAAATTTACTTACAACCAACCAAAACAGCAGAATTTATTTACCTAGATTTCAATGTTTTACCAACTGGAGCAACTTTCCCAGCATAAAAGAAGGAAAATTTAATATTTATAACAAAATAACAACATAATATAAAGCAAAATGGCAGTAATAGATCCAAACGAAATATTTTTCACAGCTTTTGAACCTAAGGTACAGAATAGATTTATCATGTATGTGGATGGTGTTCCATCGTATACAATTAAAGGTATTTCATCCGTCGGATTCTCGCAGGAAGAAATTGTTCTTAATCATATCAACACATATAGAAAAATTAAGGGTAAATTAAAATGGAATGATTTAACAATGACAATGTTCGATCCAATCACTCCATCAGGAGCTCAAGCAGTAATGGAATGGGTTCGTTTACATCATGAATCAGTAACAGGTAGAAATGGATACTCAGATTTTTATAAAAAAGATCTAACAATTGATATTTTAGGCCCTGTGGGTGATATAGTCTCAGAATGGATCATCAAAGGAGCTTTCGTTAAAGCTGCAGAATTTGGTGAATATAACTGGGATAATGAAGCTGCCGCTCAAAACCTAACAGTTACCATTGGTATGGATTATTGTGTATTGAATTACTAATAACAATTTTGCAATTATTTTTAAAGGGAACTTGGCTATGTCAAGTTCCTTTTTTATATTCATATTTATACATGAACAATTAAGTTATAAACAAATAAAAATTTATGGAAAACGAAGTACCACAAGTTCCCCCAACAACGGGAACCCCACAAGTTCCCCCAACATCGGGAACTCCTACCCCTCAAGAACCTGTTAAATACAAGTTCCCAACCGAAACTATTGAATTGCCTTCTAAAGGTTTACTTTATCCTTTAGACCACCCTCTAGCTAGTGGTAAAATTGAGATGAAATACATGACAGCCAAAGAAGAAGATATTTTAACTAATCAAAACTTTATCAATAATGGTACAGTATTAGATAAATTACTTCAATCTCTTATACTTACAAAAGTAAATTATAATGATCTTTTAGTAGGTGATAAAAATGCTATAATGATTGCTTCACGTATTTTAGGATATGGTAAAGATTATGAATTTGAATATAATGGTGAAGAGCATGTAGTTGATTTATCTTTATTAGAAAATAAAGAGATTGATGAAAGTAAATTTTCTCAACGACAAAACAATTTTGACTTTACTTTACCCCACACAGGTACTAATATCACCTTTAGAATAATGGATGGTCATTTAGAGAAAAAAATTGAAAATGAGATAAAGGGACTTAAAAAAATTAATAAATTAAGTTCATCAGAACTATCTACTCGAATGAAACATTTAATAACATCGGTTGAGGGTGATGAAACCCCAAAAACCATTCGAGACTTTGTAGATAACTATCTTTTAGCCCGAGACTCTCGGGCACTTAGGGAATATATTAAACATATACAACCCGATATCAGTTTAGAAACAACATTAATAATTAATGGCGAAGAAAAGGAAATGGAGGTACCTATCGGCATTAACTTTTTTTTCCCTGACGCCTAAACAAGCATCAGTATATCGGAATAACTTATTTACAAGCATTCACGATATTATATTTCATGGTAAGGGGGGGTATGACTTCCATACTATATATAACATGCCCATATGGCTTAGAAAGTTTACATATAGTTCAATAGATAAGTTTTATAAAGAACAAAATGATGAACAAAGTAAAAGTACTGTAGAAGATTCTATAGCAAATATGAAAAAAGCAGGTTCAGTAACCCCTAAGAAAAACCCAAACACTTCTAGTTATGTGACAAAGGCATCAAAAAACTGATGCCTTTTCATATTTATAATAAAATGTCCCAATGGCACTGAACGAAAAAGAACTTTTAAAACTAAAAAAACTTCTTACGGATGTAAATAAGCTTCGTAGAGAATTTGGTGAAGCCGATATAGAAGTAAAATTTTCCGAAGCTAGTGCTGAAACCTTTAATGTTTTAAATAAACAATTAGATACATATAAAACTTCTTTAGATGAGATAGAAGATACTTGGGGGGCAATTGATGGTATCCTCCAGGATGTAAAAAAAGAATTTGGAAAAGCTTCAGATGGGATGAAAGTAGCGATGTCTTCTTTTAACAGACTCCAATCCATCAGTAATAAATTCCAAGAGGATGCACTAGGAATTCAAACCATGAATTCTAAAGAAATTAAAGGTAGTATAACCTTAATTCAAAAAGAAATTGCAATCCAACAAAAAGCTTTAGGTTTATTAGAAGCTAAAAAAGCAGATGGTGAAGCCCTCACTAAGAATGAGGAAAACTTGGTTAGGGAACTTGAAGGTGAAAACATTCAAAACAACCTTGCTCTTAAATTATCTAAAGAACGTTTAGCACAGGAAAAAAATATAACAAAAGCCATGGGGCTTACAGGAGCTATTACTAAGGGCCTTACCAAGTCACTAGAAAAAATAGGCTTTAGTAATATGTCTGAAGTATTTGAAGAAGCATCAGAAGCTGCCCGTGAAACATCTAAGAGATTAACTGATAACGGTAAAAAAGCAGGAGGCTTTATAACCAAAATTAAAACCATGGGTTCTGCTTTTAAAGTAGTAGGTAAATCAATCCTTAAAAATGTTACAGATCCTTTATTTTTAGCGGGTGTAGCAATGAAAGGGCTAAAAATGGCTGTAGGTTTTGCTATGGATGCCTATAAAAAAGGTGAAGAAGCCTTCATGGTAATTAGTGATGAAACTACAGGTATCTCTAGAAACCTAGGCATATCTCAAAAAGCAGCATCCGGACTAGCAAACTCAGTTGCGGGCATGGGTCCAACAACCGCAAAATCAAAAGCATCTATTGAGGGAATTTATAAAGCAATGGGTTCAACTGAAAAACTTAGTGCTAATACGTTAAAAGTATTCGTTAAGTTAAACACATTTGCAGGAATGTCAGCTGATTCTTTAGCAAAGTTTCAAAAATTCGCTAAAAAAAGTGGAGAAGATGCCGGTACTTTAGTTTCAGCAATGGCTAAAACAGCAGGTTCAGCTATTAAAAATAATAAACTTGCAATGACCCAAAGAGATTTGCTAGAAGAATCTGCAGATCAATCAGCATATGTTAAATTGCAATTTGCAGGTCAAGGACCAGCATTAGTAAATGCTGTAGCACAGTCTAAAGCATTAGGTTTAAATATGAAATCAGCAAGAGATATGGCTTCATCTCTCTTGAATTTTGAAGACTCTATTGCTGCTGAAATGGAAGCTGAATTATTAACTGGTAAGCAGTTAAACTTAGAAGAAGCTAGAGCTTTAGCTTTAAAAGGTGATAATGTTGGTGCAGCTAAATTAATAGCAGAACAGGTAGGAGGCGCCGCTGAGTTCATGTCTATGAACGTTATACAGCAAGAGGCATTGGCCAAAGCAGCAGGTATGGGTGTTGATGAAATGTCCAATATGTTAAGCGGTCAACAAGACATGAAGGCTGAAGGTGATGATTTAGTTAAAAACCAAGAAGACGGTATTAAAGCTATGACTTCACAGGTATCAGCAAGAGAAGTAGCAGAAAATAGAGCAAGAAGAGCCGCAGAGGGAAATATAGCAATATATAAAGATATGGAAAAACCCGTCAATGCTATAAAAGATGCATGGACTTCTATAAAAAACTCATTTGCCTCAATGGTTTCAGAAAATATTACAAAACCATTAGGAGAATTTTTAAGTAGTCCTGAAGGTATAGCCTTTATTAAGGGTTTACCTGGTAAATTTGAAGCAGTAGGAACAGCAATTAAAGGAATCATTACCAAAGTTGGATCCTTTATGAAAGAACATCCATTTCTTACTAAAGTATTAGGGGGGGCTGCTGCTGGTGCAGTTGCATTAAAGCTGTTTGGGTTTGGTAAAAAAGATGGAAGCAGCCCAGGTTCTGCTCTTTGGGTAAAGTTAGCAGGTAAGGGTAGCGATATGGTAAAGAATGTAACAGAGCAATTTAAGTCTCCTAAAAATGCAAAATCTAAATCTGGTAAATTTGCTAAAGCTCCTAAATCTTCAGGTGGTATTTTTAGCAGTATGAAAAAAGGTGTATCTAATATAGGTAAATCAATATCTAATTCTAGTATAGGTAAAACTGTATCAAAAGGAGTTAGTAGTGTAAAATCTGTAGCAGATAAAGTAAACCCAATGAAAGCATTAAAATCAGGTTTAATTGGTAAAGCTGGTAAATTTGTAGGCAAAGCTGTTAAAGGTGGTTTAATTGGTACTATAATTAATATTGGATCATTAGCATCAATTTTAGCAAGTAAAGGTACAGATCTCGAAAAAGCACAACAAATAATTCCTTTAGGTGCCAGTATAATAGGTGGTGCTTTAGGATCTGTTTTAGGATCTGTATTACCTGGTCCAGGAACTATTTTAGGTGGTATTGCTGGGGGATTAATTGGGGATTATATAGGTACTATTCCGGCAATCCAAAAAGCATTAGCACCCCCACTAGCAAAAGCTTTAGGAGGAAATGATGTAGCCGAAGACTTTGTAATGCAGGGTGGAACAGTTCAAAAATTCCGCAAAGATGATATCGTAATGGGTGGTACTAATTTAACAGGTGGTGGAGCCGATAGTGCTAAAACAATTAAACTACTTGAAAGATTAATAAAAGCCGTAGAAGCTGGTGGTACCGTAACATTAGATGGACAAAAAGTAGGAACAGCTATGGTAGCAGGCAGTTATAGAATGCAGTAATATAATATGTATAACAAAACAATTAACAATTAACAAAACAAAATTATGGACTTATTAAGCAGTTTAAACAGCCCAGCATCTAATTTAGGTTTAAGAGGAGCAACTCCTTCAATCAACCCAGGTGCTACACAACAATCCAAACTACATGCGTTTGGCAATGAAAAAGGTTACTCCCCATCAGGAAATTTCCAATCAGCAGTAAATGCTGCTAATGGTGAATATGATGATGGTGTTTTAAATATTCTTCCTCTACCTTCAGTGTTAGATGGAGCTGATACACCCGTACAGTATATAAACAATCTTCCGGGATAAAAAATAATATATGCCCTTAATAGACTTAAAAACCAATCTCAAATCCTTAAGATTTGGCAACGATCGCCCTGCAAATGCTTCATCAGCAGATGCTCGAGGGGCTTTTGCTGCCTTTCCTAATGGTGTAGATCCTCAAATCCCTTCAAATGAAAATGAAGATCAAGGAATACAAGGATTTACATCTAGTAATGATTTTGGGATTAGAGGAGGTCTATTAAGACCCGGTGCTGCTTTAGAAGATGTAGAAAGGCTGCTTAAACTTTATACTGAAACCAATGTGGGGGCATCATTTAATGCTAAACAAGTAGCCCAAGGTTTACTAGCAGATCCATTTCAAATATGGAATCCATTTGCAGTTCCTCTACAAGCTGTAGCTACAGGAGTAGGATTTGGACACACACCTGCATTCATAAATCCCGATATTAAATCTTTTTTCTCACAACCCTTTCCGGGCCCTACAGATTTAAGATCATCAACCAAACTCCAACCAGGTGAAAGTGATGTATATGGTATAGGTAAAGTAGCTATTGGTACTAACAATTTATTAAAAGGTACAGTTTTAGGAGTCCCCACAGGCACACGTGTTAGAAGAAATAGAGGAGTATCTAAAACAGGTGAAGAACTTTATAACGTTGTTTATGATAAAAGTCTTCCGGGTGAGCCAATAGCAGATACTGCAGATAGAATGGCTATGAAGCCTCTATATAATTCTGCTACAGTCTATGAAAAGGATGAAAATAGTGATTTTATCAAATTCCGAATTTCAGTAGTAAATAATGATAATCCTTCAGAAAGAACTTGGATTACATTTAGAGCTTTCATAGATTCATTTAGTGATTCATTTAGTGCTCAATGGAGTGGTGTACAATATGTTGGAAGGGGTGAACAATTTCAAACTTACGGAGGTTTTGGTAGAGAAATTAGTATGGGTTTTACAGTTGCTGTCCAATCAAGACAAGAGCAAAAACCACTATATGAAAAACTTAATTATTTGGCATCAGTATGTGCCCCTGATTATAGTGATGAAGGTTTTATGAGAGGAAATTTAGTGTATTTAACTATAGGTGATTATTTAACGGATGTCCCAGGTGTTCTTAAGGGAATATCAATTGGAGGGTTTGAACAATCTAGTTGGGAAATTGCTAAAAAGATGAATGGTAATCCTTTAGGTGAAGATGGAGATTTATTTGGTGATGTCGAAATAGCACAATTACCCCATGTGCTTAAAGTTAGTGGGTTTTCATTTACTCCAATTCATAATTTTGTACCTCAAAAAGGTTCTAAATTTATAGGATACGACAAGATGAATTCTCAAACTACAACAATTGATCCAAAAGATCGTAAAATAGAGGATACATATAGTTGGAATATGGGTTGGGAAATTAGCCCTTCAGACCCTGAAAATTTTAATAGATTTAAGGGACCAAAACTACCACCTACATAATGAATAGATATCAAGACATACAAGTATTAAACACTGATAAAGGCAATCGTTACTATTCAACTAACTTTTACCCTACAATCCCACTATCGGATACTGACATATATGTTATAACTGATGATAGAGATAGATATGACTTGCTAGCTAACCAATATTATGGTAATACAGGTTTATGGTGGATAATAGCCACAGCCAACCCTTCTATTCCCCCAACATCAATTTATCCACCCGTAGGTTCTCAAATAAGAATACCTACTAATATATCATCAATTCAAAGAAATTATTTAAACATAAATAGGTTTTAACATATGGCAAACATTATAGGCAATAATCCTGACCAATGGGCTAAGAATCAAGTTAATCTTAGACAACAGTTATTAGGTCTTAAAAATAAAACCCCTGAGATGTTGGCTTGGCAGACAAATAAAACTGCTTGGATTAGGGCTATTTCAGCAGTTCAAGTAGATGCTAAAACTGCTGAAGAATTAACGGGGAGACAAAATTTTGGGGGTGGAAAGTTAGCCCAAGAATATGTTTTATTTAATGGTACTATTGGTTTAGGGCAAGATACCGATAAAGATGGTAATACAACTTATAACCAAACTACCAATCTAAATTCAGGGGTGTATGCAGGCCAACAGCCAAACAATTCAGCATACGGTTTTGAATATGAAACATCAAGAGGTCTTGTACCTATGCCGGGTATTGAAGATCTATCGATTACAACATATAATAGGGGCTCTTTAAGAAAAGCTTCTTTTAAAATGAAAGCATATAATATTAAGCAATTTGCTGCTTTAGATGCTTTGTTTATGCGCCCAGGTTATACTATTCTTTTAGAATGGGGTCACACCAATTATTTTAAAGGCACTCCAGAAGCTCCAATATACACTAGAGCTAATTTTAATACTTTGCCATTTTTAATGATGAATGACTTTTTAGATGGTAATAAAAAGGGAAGCCAACAAAGACTACTTGCAGCTATTAAAAAAGAAAGAGGTAATGGGGAAAGTGGTGATGGGACTACTATAGATGAGGATGCGGGTAAAGTAAATGGATCCCAAGGTAACTATGATGGGTTTTATGGAAAAATTACTAACTTTGTTTGGAATTTAAATTCTGATGGTTCATATAGTATAGAAGTAAAAGCTATATCTACTGGAGATATAATTGAATCTTTAACAATTGATAGAGTTGAAGCTGCTACTGAATCCAAACCTAAAACAATTTCTAATAGTAGTAGGAGTACTAGTAGTAAGCGTAGTGATTATGAAGGTGAAAATGGTTATACTTTTAATCTTATAGATAGAAACAATAAACCCTTCAATTACACAGTCCACTATGATAATAGAATAAAATTTTATGAATTTTGGGATGAACCTAACCATAAAGATCCTTCATTTATAGCAAATTTAACGGGTAAAACTACGGGTTATAATTATGAGAGAGCAAAAAGTACATTTGGCAATCTACCCACATTTAAAAGAGCTACTCTAAAACCCCTACCAAATACTTTAACCCCAGAAGACCCAGGACCTCAAGTATTAATAGCTAGTAAAGATAAATCTAAACTAAATGCTTTTCTATATAAAAATTATAACTATTTAAAACAAAACTTTAACTCAAATAGTAAAGAAATAGTTACATCTTCTAGTTCTGAAAAAACAATTAAGTCTTTCAATACTTTAGGAGAAATAGATGATTATGGAGATTTATTAATGATCCAACCTTCAACCCTACGAGAAGTTCAGGATCATACAGGGGAGATTATAGGTGGAACGCTTAAAGCTGCAAGAAATGCCCCATACCAATATATTAAATTAGAACGATTATTAAAATTTATTGAAGAAGAACTTTTAATTTATAATGGAGGATTAGATACCGCAGAATCTGAAGTAGTTAAAAAAGAGCTTGCTAAATTAACAACCCAAAAAGAAAAAGATGATTTTTTAAATTCAAAAAATTTAACTAGTGATTTTAATGAAAAAATCTTAAGCTTCGATTTAGATGGGGAAAATTTTATGTATACCCAACCTACCCAATTTTCATCAGATCCTAATGTTTGCCTTATCCCCTTCAAATTCCCAACTGCAAAAGTAGATAAAAAAGAAGAAAAAGGAGCAGACGGTAAAACAATAAAAACAGAAAAAATCACTATTGGAGATTTTGTTTCTTATTACAGTGATGTTTTAGAAGGTTGTAATTTCAAAGTCCCCGAAAGTGACTATGTAGCTAATATGTTAAACATACCTGTTAATCTTCACTATATAGGTAGAGTATTAAAACAAACCACATCTAATAACGCTGTCCCACTATTAAAATTTTTAGAACAACTCCTTTATGGTATAAACACGGCATTAGGTAGCATTAATAAATTTTCAGTAACCTACGACCATGACTTAAATACTGTAGTATTTAGAGATGATACCCCATTAGATCCTTTAGTAGCAAAAGGTACACGAGTCCCACCAATACAAAGAACATTATTTAATATTAACGGATGGAAACCTCTCCAACAAAATGCTTCCTTTATTCATAGTGTAGGTATTTCTACAACTCTATCTAATAAGTTTGCTACTATGATTTCAATTGGAGCTCAATCTCAAAAATCTAATGATATTGCTGATGCCGGTGCATTCTCCAGGTGGAATACAGGGCTAAACGATAGTGTTACTCCTAGTAAATTAAGTAAAGCTGGTATTAATTCTAAAAAATCATCACAATCCAAACCCTTTGAAATTTTTTCAAAAAGTATTGTATCTTTAAATAAACCATCAGCATTAATCCCTTCATTTTATCAATCTGGAAGAATGCCCGATGGTGATGTTCAAGAAACAGCTCAATCTCTTAATGCTAATTTAAATAGATATATTACAACTATTGAGGACAAAGAGCTTGCATTTAAACCCGATACCAAACCCAATTCTCCCAAAAATCCCCCAAATTCTCAAGGTTTTATTCCTTTTAATATGAATTTAGATATGGATGGTTTTTCAGGTTTAAGAATTTATGAAAAATTTTACATTACAACAGAAATACTACCACCATCATATCCAAAAACTTTATCATTTATTTGTAAAGGAATAACCCATACTATTAATAATAATGGGTGGAAGACAAAAATAGATTCATTAACTGTAACTAGTGTGGACGATGACAATGACTTAAATACACCCGATAATACATACAATTATAAGGGTGCTATAGAATAAACTTTAAAATAATAAGATGTATTTTCCACAATCCCAAATAAAAACTAATTTATACACTAATGGTGGTGAGTTTGTTATCCTTTTAACAAATGAAAACTATAGGGGTTCATACTGGTCAACATCATCAGGCAAATTTTATTCAAAAAAAACACCCCAAGATACCCCATATGAGGAGTTAATTAAATTTACAAAACCTCCACTTACAGGTAATTCATCAATCTCAATTTTAGGAGTTCAAGATACGGGTTCAATTGAAGGTTTAAATCCTAATTATGAAACTGTTAGAGCTTATGATTTAGCTAGAGGGGTAGATATAAATAATCCTGAAATAAAATTAATACCTCAATATTTTTTACCTACCCCAACAGAAAAGGATTATAGTTTAGGAATATTTACGAGATATCTATGTAAAAGAACTAATCAAGATATCTACATTGAAATAAATAAAGATACATATAATGGGTTAAATGATGCTAGTTCTGAATATTTATTTTCTTTATATGATCCATTTACTATAACTTGGACTTTAACAGGAGATTCAATAAGTGAAGTTTCTAAAACTAATCTTAAAGTAGTTTCATTAGTTGAAAAGCAAAACAAGTATAAAGGTTTAGTTAGATACTTTAAAAATTACTCACAATTCGTTAAACCAAACTAGGAATATTATTATTATTTTCATATATTAACCGAAAATGAAGGTATATGTTTTGGTTAATAGAAGATAGCGAACAATTAGAAGATTTTAGCTGTCAAGGTTTTGATGAAGTGTTTTTAGAGGTAATCCCTTATAATTTTACCACCCATCCAACACTTGACAACGTATCATTATTGTATGTACGCCCATTAAACGCACATAAAGGTTATATGTTATGCATTAACCATAGTGAGACATTACAATTGGATTTAAACGTTGTAATACAAATACTAGGCAAAGTAAAAAAAATATATGTAAGAAATAAAAAATCAACATTACAATATTTACCTCTAAAAGCTCTTTTTGACACTCAACCCACACATAATACGTATATACCAGAGCAACCACACACCTACAAACACTTCTACAAACACCATAGTAGTAAAAAAGATGTAAACCGCATTATTCCGGTAGTAAAACACTATGAATATTGTGAGGCAATTTTTAGTGATTTAAACGCATTTAACACAGATTGTAAAGATGATTACTGTCAGTGGTTCAATAAACGATCTTCAATTGTATTTTCAGCTATTGAAGCAAGTGGTCTTCGAGTAAATAAAGAATTATTTGAGGAGAAATTTCACCCAATTGATGGTAATTATGCTTACACACAATATAATTTAAAAACCCTTACAACACGTCCCTCAAACACATTTAATGGAGTTAATTATGCAGCACTTAATAAAGAAAACGGATCGAGAAAATGTTTTATACCAAGGAATGATTTACTCCTTGAGTTGGATATTAGTGCTTACCATCCTACTCTGTTGGCTAATCTTATCGGTTATACGTTTGATGATGGAGATATTCATGCTGCCTTTGCTAAAATGTATGGAGTGGATTATAAAAAAGCTAAGGAACTGACGTTTAAACAACTATACGGAGGAGTTTTCGACCAATATAAGAATCTGGAATTTTTTAAAAAAGTACAAGCATATACGGATGATTTGTGGGATACTTTTCAATATCAAGGTTGGATAAAAATGCCACAATCCGGGTATATACTTAGGAAGGATGATACACAAGATATGAAGCCGCAAAAGTTGTTGAATTATGTTCTTCAAAACTTGGAAACATCAACCAACATTCGTATATTGTGGGAAATATTAAAATCGCTCCGAGGTAAAAAAACAAAGTTAGTATTATATACTTATGATGCTTTTTTGTTAGATTTAGATAAGGAGGAGAAAGATATTATAAATGTTATTAAAAATATAATTAAAAGCTATAAATTAGCATCAAAAATAAGTTATGGAAACACCTACGATTTTACAGAATAATAGTTATATGTATACGGGACAGTATGATTTTGCTACTCCCTTAAACATTAACGATTTGAATAATAAACTTTTTTGCACCTTTACAACTTTAGAAGATTTAGATTCTTTAATTGAGAATCTTACTTCTAAGTACAAAATAATGTATAATAAGATGTTTGTTCTTCATGTTAAGAGTAACAATGAATATGTTGTCACTTATAATGTAGAGCAGGGAAATGTAAATACAATTCCAGACAATACAATATTAGTACATCGTAAAAAAGACTCTAACACCTTATACACTATTAATGCTCTAAATGAGGTAATTAAAGGGTTAAATGGTGGTGTTGTAGATCCTAAATTTATAATTGATTGGCAACATTATAGAAACTGTATTCTCCTTACTCAGCATAATGAGTTAAAACAACTAAATACAAAGATTTTTAAAATTATCGAAGTATAATTTGGAATTACCAAATTAGTTTCGTATATTGAGTTATTAATAAATAAATAAAAATAAGTTATATTATGGATTTGAATGTAATCAAACAGCGTCTTAATCAGATGCAAAAATCCTCATCAAACCAGGGTTCTGGTGGAGGTAAAAACATGTTTTGGAAACCCTCAGTAGGTAAACAAACAGTTAGAGTTGTACCTTTTAAGTACAATAAAGAAAACCCATTTACAGAGATGAAATTTTACTATGGTATTGGTAGTAAAAAAGTAATGGCATCACCTGCTAATTGGGGGGAAAAAGACCCAATTATGGAGTTTGCTAAACAACTACGTCAAAGTAATGACAAGGACAATTGGAGATTAGCAAAAAAGTTAGATGCTAAAACTCGTATATTTGCACCCGTAGTTGTACGTGGTGAAGAAAGCGAAGGAGTAAAATTGTGGCAATTTGGTAAAGAAATTTATGAAGCATTTCTACAATTAGCTGCTGATGAAGAAGTAGGTGATTTTACTGATTTTTCTCAAGGTCGTGACATTAAGTTAAATACGGTTGGTCCTGAATCTACAGGTACTCCTTATAACCGTACGACATTAGGTCCATCTATGAAAACATCCCCATTATCTGAAAGTAGTGATGAAATTGAGAAATTTTTAGAAGATCAAGTTGATCCTAAAAAAGTCTTTAAACCATTAAGCTATGATGAAATGAAATCAGCACTACAAGAGTGGTTAACTCCTGAAGATGATGAAGAAATCACTTCTGAACCTGCGGTTGCATTTGATAATGATGTTAAAAGTACTCCAAAATCAAATTATTCTTTGAGTGCAAAACCTAAACAATCAACTAGTGATAAATTCGATTCACTATTTGATGATGATGAGAAAACCAACGATTTACCTTTTTAAAAAATAAATATGGCAAGACCTAAAAAATCACTATCGGAGGCAGTCTCCTCAGAAATTAAAGCAAGCTTCAATTTAGATGGCTTTAAAACTAAGAAAGGACTATCTTCTAAAGCAAAATTTAAAGAACAATCATGGATACCACTATCAGAAGCTTATCAAGAGATAACTTCTGTGCCTGGCATTCCTATGGGACATATTGTACTACTTCGTGGTCACTCAGATACAGGTAAGACAACAGCAATGATTGAAGGAGCTGTATCAGCCCAAAAACGAGGTATTTTACCAGTATTCATCATTACAGAAATGAAGTGGTCCTGGGAACATGCTAAGATGATGGGGTTAGAAGTTAATGAAGTTGTTGATAAAGAAACAGGTGAAGTTGTTGATTATAATGGTAATTTTATCTATGTAGATAGAGAAACTATTAATTCAATTGAAGATGTAGCCGGATTTATCCTAGATTTACTCGATGAACAAAAAAGTGGTAATTTACCCTATGACTTAATGTTCTGTTGGGATTCAATCGGATCGGTTCCGTGTGAAATGTCGTTAAAGTCTAATAAAAACAATAACGAGTGGAACGCAGGCGCAATGTCAACTCAATTTGGAAATAACGTTAACCAACGTATAGTAATGTCTCGTAAAGAAAGTAATCCTTATACAAATACTTTAGTTTGTATTAATAAGGTATGGACATTAAAGGCAGAATCACCTATGGGACAACCCAAACTAATGAATAAGGGTGGATATGCTATGTGGTTTGATTCAACATTTGTAGTAACATTTGGTAATGTAATGTCAGCTGGAACATCTAAAATTAAAGCAATTAAAGATGGTAAGCAGGTAGAGTTTGCAAAGCGTACTAATCTACAAATTGACAAAAACCACATTAATGGGGTTACTACCAGAGGTAAAATTGTTATGACACCTCATGGTTTTATCTTAGATGATGATAAAGCTTTAAAGAATTATAAAGAGGAACACAAAGATGCCTGGACGAAAATTCTAGGTGGTGGAGATTTTATAATTGCTGAAGAAGATGAAGCATACACTGACATCACATCTCATACAGATGAACCCAAATAAAAATTAGGTTATCCGGGGGGAATTTCGTATATTCCCCCCATAATAAAACACACATGAAACAAAAAGATTTACTTAAGCTCCTCAATAACATGGATGAGCAAGGAGAAGAGACTGTAGAGGGAGAAAGAATTCTAATGATAGATGGGTTAAATCTATTTTTTAGAAATTTTGCAATACTTAATATGGTTAATCCTGATGGAGTACATATTGGAGGTTTAGGTGGTTTTTTTCGTTCCCTAGGAGCGATGATACGTCAAATGCAACCAACTCAAGTTTATGTAATATTTGATGGGGCAGGTTCTTCTAATAATAGAAAAAACCTCCTCCCTGAATA